AATCAAGTATTCCATTATGAATGGAAAATTATTGCGATTTAAGTTAATGAATGGCACAAGAGTATGGCTTGATGAACCTAGTGATGAATGGCAAAGACGATATAAACATGACCAAACAAATTACCAAACCAATTTATTTACAAACCAATGATTGAAAACAAATGGGCTTATGCAGCAGTCATAAGCATGGTATTAGCTAAAACAGCACCAAGCAAAGAAGAACAAGAAGCTTGTTTGGAAGAAGTAGAAGATTCTAGAAAAAATTTAATATATGAAATTGAAAAAGAGATAATAAAAGAGGCAGAAAGAGTATCTGAGTTAAAGATAGAAGAATTTGATGCATATTTTAAAAAGCATATTGTAGGAGCTAAAAAATCATGAAAAAGAAACTAATCAAATTTGAATTTACTGAGAAAGAAGCAGCCTACCTGTATGAAGAGATTCATAGAATAGAAGGCTATGTAGGAATTTTGGGAACTAATCCTGAGCCTTGGGAAGTTTGCTCAAAATTCTGTAAGCAGTATCGGAGGCAAATAGATGAATGAAAAAATCAACACTTTATTCTCGGTCTTAGATGAATTATGCGTTCTAAGTGGTCGGAATATATATGTAATTCTCCCAGAGGAGGAGGATTTACAAATTCCATACCTAAAGAAAGAGATTCAAAAATGCTTGGATTTAATATGAATGCGAAATATTACAATTTCATAAGCAACCCTTTCCCTCCTATTCATCAAAGAACACACAGAATATACTTCAAGAACTATTCAAGTAATCATGAATGAACCAACGCCAATAAGAATACGTCCAAAGTTGTACCAAGAAATGGAAGCAGAAAGGCCAGAAATCTTTACAGACACTACAACTTGGGGCAATTACCTTTTAAGAGTTGGATTAAACTATCATATGGGGCTTGACCCATGTGGTAGACTGAAAACCGACCGACAGAAAGAAAAAAACAAAGAAGAAAGGGAGGTTTTCTATACTAGTAAAGTAAATAATATAATAAATAAGGAAAAAACAAAAAAATGGATTTTTGCAGAAAATAAAATTCCTAAATCACTTGAGTTTTGTAAAGATTTAATAGCTGAGTTTTGGGCAGTAAAATCAGGAGCAAAGAGTGAAGAAGCATTTAAACTTTTAATCGGTTCTAAAGGCTTGAATGGCATATTTACTAAATACGGCAAGAATGCTGCCTTAGATCAGCTAGAAGAGGGCATAGCGTGTAAATGGAAAAGTATTACCCTAAAGAACTACGAAGCCTTTGGAAGACCACAGAAAGCCGATAAGGAGCCTGTAACAGGTCACCCTGCTCAAAGACTTTGGAAAAATGGAGGTTTTGTTGACTAATGAAAAAAACTATTCCACATACCCGATTTACAAAACTACAGAGAAAGCAAGTTTTTCAAGATTTTTTGTGCCTAATGAGTGAAGCTTCCGATCCTTTATGCCCTAATCAATATGACAGTTACATCATTTTGAAAAACATTAGAGATTTATCTAAAAGCATGATGGAAACACTTCAAGAATTTGACAAATGATTTACACCAAAAAAAAACGTAAATTATTTACAAAAGAAAATTATGAAGATTTTGGTTTAAATTGTATGAAACTAATTGACGCATCTCACGAAGAAGAAAAAGATTTAAAAAAATTAAAAATGTGGCATGAATTAATAGGTAGAGCAATTCAATACATAGAAAAAAATCATAAATAAATTATGGAACCGTTATTTAACAACCTTCGCTCAATCACTCTCAGGTTAAAGAAAGGATTACATACACCAAATCCTGCTAATCCTAAAAAACCTATGTGGACGCTAGAAGATTTAGACCAAATCAGCCCAGGTTGTCAGCACAACATCGACTTAGCAAATAAACATCTTGATATACATCCAAGAGGTTATCAAGGTGTGAGGTTTAAAAACTTAGCTAGGGAGAATCCTCCTCCCGAAATTAAAGAATCTGTAGAGGTCGTTGACCCTAAAGATTTCCCAACTAACTAAAAACAATGACACAAACAAAAACACAAAAAGAAAAATACATTCTTCTTTCACATAAAGAATGGGCTGAGAAAATTAAAATCGAAAAAAAAAGACATGAGGAGAGGGGTGGGTGTAAATATGAAAGTATGTGGTGGAACGTTTCG